ACTATTCTTAGCAGTCGCAGGAGTGCTGAAATCGCTCTTTTTGACTATGGTCAACCCGAGTGGGAAGAGTTTGCAGTAGCTAAAAAAGACTGGTGGTTGCACAGCAATGAACACCGTACGCAAAGCAATAATTCACTAGTATTTAATGAAAAACCACTGCGTGAAGATCTAGAAAAAATCTTTGCATTAATGCAGGAAGCAGGTGGTAGTGAACCAGGATTTATTAATGCAGTAGAAGCCCTACGCCGTGCACCTTGGTTTAAGGGGGCTAATCCTTGTGTAGAAATCCTTTTAGGCAACAAAAGTTTTTGTAACCTAACTGAAACTGATTTAGCTAAATTTAAAGGTGATAATGCAGGATTACATGCTGCTATTCGTTTAGCTGCTCGTGCTAATTATCGTCAAACTTGTGTTGATTTGCAAGATGGCATCCTACAAGAAAGTTGGCACTTAAACAACTACTTTTTGCGGCTTTGCGGAGTAGGTTTAACTGGTATTGCAATGCGTCCAGACATGGGTAGTTATGATTACGAATACTTAAAACGTACAGCAACTAGTGCTGCAGTGGGTATGGCTCAAGAATTAGGATTGCCTAGTCCTAAAAATGTAACTTGTGTAAAACCATCAGGTACTTTAAGTAAAATTATGGATACTACTGAAGGTGTTCACAAGCCACTAGGCAAGTACATTTTCAACAATGTACAATTTTCAAAACACGATCCAGTAGTAGAAAAACTACGAGATGCAAATTACAAAGTTATTAATCATCCAGTTGATGATAGTGGTGTATTGGTAACCTTTCCAGTTTGTTGGGACGGTGTAGTATTTGATAAAGTTGATGGCAAAGAAGTCAACTTAGAAAGTGCTGTTACACAACTAGAACGTTATAAATTGCTACAAACTTCGTGGAATCAACAAAATACTAGTGTAACTATTAGCTATGATCCTAGTGAAATTTCACAAATTATTACTTGGCTATTAGATAACTGGGATTGCTATGTAGGCGTAAGTTTTATTTACCGTACCGATCCTACAAAAACTGCTAAAGATTTAGGTTATTTATATTTACCGCAAGAAGTAGTAGATGAACGTACTTACAAAGATTATTTCGCTCAACTACGTCAAGTGGTGTTAGATGATGCCAATAGTTTTGATGAAATTGTAGACGCAGATTGTTCAACCGGAGCCTGTCCAATTAGGTAATAATATGTCACAAGAATTTACTTTTACACTAACCAAAGACGAAGCAAATGTAATTTTAGTAGCACTACAAGAACTTCCAGGAAAAATTTGTAATCCACTAAGTGAAAAATTGCGAGAACAAGCCCTAGCACAACTAGAGGGCAAAACAATTCATCACACAATTGATGAAAATATTGAAGTAGATGAACGTATGATAGGTTAACAAAAAAGCCCCTAAGTAGCAATACTTAGGGGCTTTTTTGTTAGTCGTTGTATGCTAAAATAATCTGTTTACACATTTTACTACGCACAATGTCTTCATCTAAAAATCTAACAATTTTAACTCCAGGAATACCATCAAGTCTACGAACACTATCTTCTAATCCGCTGTCTAAAATATCTACTTGTTTAGGATCGCCACTTAAAATAATTTTACAACCTTTACCAATTCTACTTAATAACATTTTAAGTTCTGTTTTAGTTAAATTTTGCGCTTCATCTACTAATACAACTGCATATTCAAAGCTACTACCCCGCATAAAACCAATAGGTCTAGGGTCAATATCTTTATTTTTAACAGCATATTCGTAAAATCCGCGACCTAAGGTCTTTGTAAATACTGCGTCAAATGGCTGTAGATAAGGAGCATATTTATCGTCAATTTTGCCCGGTAAAAAACCCATACCACGACCTGTTTCTACGTTTGGACGTGTTAAAATAATTTTTGAAATTTTACGGTGAAATAATAATCCTGCGGCATAACTAGCAGCTACGTAAGTTTTACCTGTACCAGCACTACCTATGCCAAAAACAATATCATTTTGTTTAATTGCTTCTAAGTAGATACTTTGAATTTCATTTAGTGGTTTAATTTCCTTAAAACCATTTTCAATAGGATTTTTATTTTCAAGAAGTATAGCTTTACGAACTTGTTTTCCAGATGGTTGATTACCCATAGCAAGCCTTTTAAAGACATTATAAAATTTATTTAAATTATAAATAGTATTTGTGTTCTCCTGTATCTACATTAATTTTTTGAATATTCAGGCCATACTATTGCAAATGGATCTGATTGTTCAGTAATATCAGCAAGTGCACGAACATAGTTGTCTAAATCTGTAATTAAATCTTGTTGCGGTAAACCTAATCTTTGATTTCTATAGCATCGAGCATATCTCCACTCAATTTCAGCAATTCGTTTATCGCGAATATTTCGTATATTAGCCCAATAGTCATCTTGAAATTTTTCTGATATTTTAATAGTTCGTCTAGTGTTGATGTCTACGTTATCATAAGTATATACTGACGGATCAAAACCAATTTCATGCGAAGTTCCTTCACAAAACCATACTTGAGATTCAAATGACCATGTATATGTTTTTTTGTTATAAACAAATGTTTGACCCTGCAGAGGTGATGATGGAAATGACATAATTTTATTTAGTTGGAAAAAGTTTAGTTGGTAATGCAGGAATTTCAGTTCCAGCGTGACACATTGTAGGCACTCCACCTATTACAACAGTGTCATATCTAGCGAGAGTTGTGGCTCTAAAATCTTGTATCCATCCGGACCAATAACGCCCACCAGTAGCTGCACCGTCTCCTCCTATTGCCACATCGATTCGAGCATCATATTGGTCGTATGGTGTTAAATCAGAAATTGGCGCGTATAGTGTATTCGAAGTTTGACCATATGAAGAATTTCCATTACTATACATAATTGCCATTTCAACTCCATTTATGTAAAGATAGAAACAACTTAATTTTCTCTGAAACACAATATGATCAAAAGTATTAGGAGATGCAACAGTGGGCTGTGCAACTAACACGTTGGTTTGATATAATTGATAACCATATCCTGCTGTTGCAGTATATGGTGTCTGCGTGTTAACATATGGTGATTGTCCTACGTTATATATCCAATGTTCTGAATCTAAATGACTCTGTACATGTTGCATTTTCCAATATCCACTTGCATTTACTCCTACACTATAAGTACTACCTACTGTGAATAGAAAATTACCGTATCCTGCGCTACTAAATGCAACACCACCATTGGATGTACTATGCCATGCAGCCCAACACTCAATAGTATAATCACCATCACGTACGGTTAATGCATTACCGTTAACATTACCTCCACCGTTTGGTACATTTATTTTTGCAAATTTTGTAACATCACTATCAGTATTAGCATCTCTGTTAGGAAGTTTTATAGCACCATTACCAAATTTTTTATAATATGGAGACAACATACATCCATAAGGCCCATACATTGTTGCTTGTAATTTTTTATCATTTATGATCGGCAATTGTAATACAGGTTGAGTCCATGTATATTGATCGATTGGATAAACTGAAGTTGGTACAGTATAAGTTGTTGCGTCGTTATTATATCTTGCAGTTTTCGATATTCTTATGTTAGATATAAATTGAAGTAAAGACAACGCATAGGTAGTTCCTGCATTTGTACTAGTACTTGCAGTAAATGCTGCTCTAACGGCTACACGATTACCGTTAATAAAAACTGCCATTTTATTAGTAGCACTAGGATCATATTGAAATGCAAAGTGGTTGTGCGTGTACGGCCTAAAATAACCTTCGCCTTGATTTGCTGCTAATCCACCTGTACTACCTAGATATTGTGTTTGAGGAGCATTATTATTCCACAGTATCATTGTGAGGTCGCCAAATGCTGTTGCACCACTACTATTGACGTTCCACATTATTTGAAAACCATCATATCCAGCTGTATCAGCATTGCTCAATATCTGTCTAGTTTCAACGCTTGTAGTTCTTAAATAATCACCAGTCTGATAAATCCATAACCAACCTTCAATAGTCCATGGGCCCGTCATTCGATTTATCCAAAATAAATCATTATAATTACTAGTGTTATTATATCTTGCATTAGAAGAAGAACTGATGAAAGAACCAGTCGTATCCCAAGAGTGTCCGGCGAATTGCGTTGCAGGATTAAAGTCCACTCCTTGATACGGTGAAGTTGGTAGATGTCTTACCTCCCACGTACTAGCACCATTTGCATTAGTTTGTTCAAAAGCAATTCTATTTCCTCGACCAGACTGATCTCGTAGATAAGAAGACGTATTAGCTAAAAGCAATACACAGTTAGTAATAGTTGGCAATGGTGCAGTGGGCACAGGTATAGTTGGTGGATTTTTAGAGTCAGCACCATATGCTGAACTTCCGTTACAGATTCTTATATCGGACATCCATCCATAGAAACCTTGATCGTAGTTATTATTTATAGCACTCGATGTCCAATTGCTGTTACCTAGAATTATTTTACTAAGAGGCGTATTAATCGCAGTAGAATAAAAAGTTTCTGCGACTCTTGTTCCATTTACATACAATGCTAAATTATTGCTTGTTCGTTGAACACATAAATGTGTCCATACTCTAGGTGAAGTAAGACCGTTAGGAGCGTATCTTGTTCCCCAAAGAGGACCTCCATTTACTGTCTTTGGAAATTCTGTAAATCTATTATTAGCTGATGTTAGTACAACTTTTCCACTGGTTAATACGTCAAATCCAAGACCAGAACACTTTCTAATACGAATGCCTGTATCATTCCAGTTTAATCTAGTATCTAATAATATGTCGCTGACGTTTTGAGTTTCATTACTAAGCCTGAAATTACTAATCCAAAATTCAATAGAGAAATCATTAATACCAAATGTGAAATCGTTTGTATTACCGGTAGCAACAAATGCTTTCATTTGATTTTGCGCACCATTACGAAACCATAAACTATAACCATGTCTAGAATTTGGTGCTACACCGCCTAATCTCATCTCGTTACCAGAACGAAAATAATTCATTCGTCCTTGGCCTTTATCTAACATTCCTGGTTGATTATTAATTATAGAATTAGAACTACAAGTTCCTATTAATAAACTATGATTGGAATCTACTGTCATTTGTGCATCAATAAAAGATGTTCCAGATGCAATAAACTGTGCAGTTAATGATGCAGTTAATACTCCTGATGCTGATGATGTGGTGGTAACAAATTGTGCACCACCTTGAGTGGATGATATCGTAAATCTTGTACTGTCCAATACTGAAAATATCCAGTATGTACCAGCCGTAATCCCACCTTGTGTTCCTGTAAACGTTACTTTATCACCAGCAACAAAACCAGCAGTACTGACACAAGTTATTATACCAGTAGCATCTGTTGCAGTTACTCCTGTGGTAACTGCACTGGGAGTATAACGAGCTATAGTAGATATTGCTAAACCACAAATCATACCACTACAACCAACAACAACACCAGTTTTATCAGAAAATAGGTACAATGGATCTGTATCAGTATAATTAGTGGCTAATGTACCTGAATATACTAATAGTCCATTTACATACATATTAAAACCACCAGCACTAGTTGAACTTCGTACTGCTGCAATATGATACCATCCACCAGCTGAAATTCTATTACGAGTTTCAGTTGATGTCACAGTGGTGGCATTATCAGTCCACTGTAAATAACCAGAAGTATTTAAACCAAATGTCCAACCAGTAGTGCCTTTACCACAAATAGAATTATTGATTGTATAATTAGCCTGAAAACATACCCAAGCTTCTACTGTAAAATTGCCAGTTCCAAATCTTAGGGATGTATTGCCTGGAATAGCATCATATACCTTTAACCAACTACTTTTATCAAGAGATGCGATGCAGCCAACACCGTGTCCGGTCTGTTCCGAATGAACATAAAACGGTGAATCAATTCTGCGTGTAGAATCTGTACTATGAGTCATTCTCCCCAAGTTGTCTGTGTAATGTCCTACTGTCATTGACTGGGACAATACCACATTTACGCCAGTCATGTCTAATGCTGCTGTAGGCAGTGTAGGTGTAGTTGGAGTATAAGTTAAATCATTAGCAGTTAATGTACTTGCAGCACTAGCAGATGTCACAAAAGTAGCACCACCCTGCGTTGTAGAAATAGTAAAAGTTGTACTGGATGGTATTGTTTTTATGTAATAAATTGTTCCTACTACAATACCACCCTGAGTGGTTCCTGTAAACATAACAACATCATTTACATTAAAACCAATCGTGCTTTGACATGTAATTAATCCTGCTGCATCAGTGGCTGTTAATAGTGATGATATTCGTCTAGTCTGAACTCTAATATCCGTGAGTAAACCCCAAAAAGCAGTTGCACCTACAGTTGCGTCTCTGTCTCGGCCAATTTTTAATGTACCTGTATCAGCATAATTTCCAGCAGCAGTACCGGTAGCAACTAAAGTTCCACCAATGTATATTTTTAATCCATTTGTTGCCGTTGTTGATCGTACAATTGCAACGTGATACCAAGTATCTCTGTTTAAAGCAGTAGTAGAAGTGGTGGCAACGTTAGTTAATCCATCCCAAAAAAATGGTTGATAAGACGCATTGATTCCTATTAACCAACCAGTGCTGCCTGTAGCTCTAGCTAAACCAGCACCTTTTGACATTACATAAATTTCACTAGCACTTTGTTTTTGAAGTTTAATCCAAAATTCAATAGTAAAATTATTATAACCAAATCTTAGTTGTGGAGTATCTGCATAGGTGTGAAAACCAGCATAACTATATTCAGTACACCAATGCTGACTTCTAGGACCCATCGTACTAGGAATGCGACCATCCATTCTAACATAAGAGGTTGCATTATACATGTTATCCCATTTATTAGCACTCCAATCAGTCATCAACGTATTTGTTGTGACATCACTATCGCCTAAATGGAATGCTACTGAAGAATAATAAGGATCATAATCACCATCAAATACGTTTGAATCGCCTTGTGAACGAGTTTTACCTTTATCAACAGTATTGACTCTTGTTAATGACTGTTTTGCAGTTTTAATTGACATGTTATGTTATCTCACTTCCAAACATTGAAAAACTTAAATTTGCTGAACTTGCGTAGATTGAAACAACGTCAGTACCAGCTAAAGTTATACCAATAGTTAAAAATACAGTATCATTGGGCGGCACTGTGGTATCATAGTTTAAATAGTGTTGATTAGCTAAAGTTGCTGCTGCTGGACGTATTGCTATACGAAAAGTGCTGCTACTTCCACTTCTATTGCAAATTGAAATTGTAGAAACTACTGTTGCGGTTGCAATAGGAACAGTATATAGTGTAGTTACTGTAGTTGCCGCTGGCGTACTTTGTGCTAAAACTTTGTATGTTGTTGCCATATTAACCTTTAATTTAAATATAATGCATATTTTGCACTACGTATATTAATTACATCTTGTACATGGTGACGATTAATATCACAAGCACTACGATTGCCGTAAAGTGCTACCTTGGATTTTAAACAAAGTTTTTCTACATTATCAAACCATTTATCAGGATTACACCAACTAGCTAATTTACAAGCTCTGCGCTCATGATCAACTCCACCTAAACCGCCATTATAAGCAGCATCAGCAAAAGCATATGCTTGATGTGGATCTTTAACGTGTTTATTAAAATATTGATAATTATCGCGCATCATTAATGCTAGTGCACGGATTTGTAAGTCAGGTCTGTCATAGACTACTTGCCACGACAATTCCAATAATTCTTTGGGATATTTGTATTTTAAGTCTGATAGAGCATCAAACCTAATAGTACCGTCTGGTTTAAAAGCCCTGGTAATCTGACCAAGTCCTGCACCTTCCTCTCTAGCACTTTTAAGTCTGGATTTACTATTCCAGCATTTACTGTGAGTTAAAGATATACAAGACTCGTGCTCTATTAGACTAGCAAGGTAACTGGCTTTGGGTGTGTGTTCCACATTTTATTTTTTTCTTGTTGAACTGTTGCTAAATGATTATAGGCTTGTTTGGGAATATAAGTTTCCGGCGACTGTGCATATACTTGCGAGCCAAATAGTCCAAGCAAGCCGTAAATAATAATGCAAAGACCTAAAAATGTCAAGCCTGCGCCAGTGGCAGTTTCGCGTGCTTTTTTTAGCAGTGCTTCCATGTCTGCGTAGTCAAATAATGCCCTGCGTGCAAGGTGTGCAAACCACACAGCTATAATAGGTGTAGCTAATTTACCTAAAAATGGTAATGTCATGCTGCCGCCATTAGGGTCGCTAATGAATAAGTACAGCAATACAATAATGCTGCCACCAATCATAAAAATATTGCGAAAACGAAGGTGTTGGTTCATGGTTTATCCAAATTGGAAAGTTTGCGAATAGTTTCAATACTAGCCGCTTGTTTAAGTGCACACTCACCATATAATCCAATAACTGTAATATAATGCTCGGCTATATGGTTATAAGTGGGATTAGGTTGTAATGTTGGCAATAGTGCACAATCTACTAACAATTGAGGTTCTACTACCACGCGTTTTTGTGTTGCTGCAATTACTGGTGTTTCTGTGGATTTTTTTACAAAAACTCCACATCCAGTAAGCGCGGCTATAAAACAAAAACTAAATATTTTATATGTTTTCATTTTTCATTGGCTCGCATAATTGCTTCGTTAATACTATCTACAAAATTGGTTGATGGTAAACACTCACCGTTTTTAATAATAGTAACGGGTTCAGTTTTTAATTCTTGAGTAATTACAACAATTTGTTTGTTTAATCGTTGTTGTTTTTGTGTAGATAATTGTTGAGTATTAGCCAAACTACTTTCTAGTTGAGTAACTTTAACTTGTAATTCTTGTTCATATTGTTGTTTAGCTTCTACACATTCTAAATGTGCTTGCTGATAACCACGACTGTAGATTTTATTATAGATAAAAAATCCCATTACGGCTACAGCTACAAATATAAGTATACTAACAATTATTTTAATATCATTAGCCATAATTTTCCTTTAACTATTATTAATTATACTATGCACCCATTAATAAAAATGAACTAATAGTTTCACCTACAGTAGTTGTACCACCTGTGCCACTTCCACCAGCCGCCCCATTACTAGCACTAATAATTCTGCCTTTATCATCTACACTAATATTAGCATTAGTATAAACACCAGCTGTTACACCGCTAGTACCTAATATAAGTGATGCAGTACCATTAGTGCCTGTACCAGTTACATCACCTATAAAAGTATTAGTAACAATACCACTAGTAGCAGCAGTAATTCTACCTTTAACATCTACAGTAACAGTAGCATTAGTATAAGTAGCAGGTGTTACACCGCTAGTACTTAATGTAAGTGATGCAATACCACTAGTGCCAACAAGACCACTTACATCTCCTGCAAAAATACCATTATTAGCACTAGTAACTCTGCCTTTATTGTCTACTACAATAGTAGCAACACCATAAGTACCAGCTGCTACACCGCTAGTACTTAGTGCAAGTGATGCAGTACCACTAGTGCCTGTACCAGTTACATCGCCTGTAAAAACATTAGCTCCAGTAGTGCCAGCACTAGCACTAAGAACTCTACCTTTAACATCTACTACAACAGTAGCAGCACCATAAGTACCAGCTGTTACACCGCTAGTACCTAATATAAGTGATGCAGTACCGCTGGTACCAACAGTACCAGTTACATCACCTGCAAAAGTACCAACACTAGCACTAGTAACTCTGCCTTTATTGTCTACAATAATAACTGCATGACCATAAGTACCAGCTGTTACACCGCTAGTACTTAGTGCAAGTGATGCAGTACCACTAGTGCCTGTACCAGTTACATCACCTGTAAAAGTATTAGTAACAATACCACTAGTAGCGGCAGTAATTCTGCCCTTACTATCTACAGTAACAGTAGCATTAGTATAAGTACCTGTTCCTACACCGGTAGTACCTAATATAAGTGATGCAGTACCACTAGTGCCTGTACCAGTTACATCGCCTGTAAAAACATTAGATCCACTAATACCACTAGTAGCGGCAGTAATTCTGCCCTTACTATCTACAGTAACAGTAGCATTAGT